CAATGCAGGTGCATGATCTTAAATGGCGGGGGTTCTACATCTTCCGTGCTGGCACATCAGATGAATTCACCAATGACATGCCGTGGTCACTGCTCATTATGACCAGCACGGGTGATCCAGTGCGTCAATTTAATGGTGACACCGGTGCAGTGCGTGCCCTGTCGGACATAGCACGGGGGGTGTACTGATGGAATAATGTGCCACATTATTTGTGCGTGTGACAGAATGGTGTATATTGCACCACAATTCAACACACACACACAATGTCAAACACTATTGAAACGGTGCAGCTGCGCACCATCGCATTGACTCACATGGGCAATGCAAAAAATCTGACCGTCACCGGTTACCTGAACAGTTATAACAAAGCCAACACCGTGCACATGCAATATCAAGACGGCGCAGGTGATATGAACACAGTTGATGTCCATGTGACGGAAAACATGTGCAGCGTGCGCCACATCATTAATGGCATGAAAGCACACTATCAGTTGACCACATTTGAAAAAGTGGTGGACGATTTGAACAAACTGGCAAAATCCTGAACACATGAACGGCGCATGGATCGTCAGCTGGATGAACAGCGACAACGAACATGAACAGTGCGTGTGCAGTTCACTGTCAGTTATCTGCAAACTGTTCCCACAGTTGCAGTCAGTCAGCCGTCAGGCATACAGAAACCCGTTGTGTATTTGGTCCCCGGAACCGGACCAGCACGGCAGGATGTTGGTGCAGGTGCGCCGGGTGCGTATGTTCAGACCCAATGATGTAAACTGATGGGAACGGTTCTACTATGGAAACGCAGCCACATGGTGAACGGTGTCGAATACGTTGCCACCACCTACGAAATCACAAATGAACTGGGTGGCAAATGGACACGCACGGAATGGAAAAAGGCAGATGGTGAAAATCAGTTGAATTTGTTCTGATGCCCTACGATGAAGAAAAGGCAGAACGGGCAGTCAGGTGGATTGAAACGTACTGCACGCACGTCAAAGGTGAAAAGGGTGGTGAACCATTCCTGTTGCAGGATTGGCAAAAGGATGCGTGATGATGGGCGCAGGCAGTTCAGAACCTGTTATGTCGAGGTGCCACGGAAAAACGGCAAATCTACCCTGTGCGCTGCGCTGGCTTTGTACATGCTTTGTGCTGACGGTGAAGCCGGGGCAGAGGTGGTCAGCGCAGCGTCAGACAGGCAGCAGGCACGTTTGGTGTTTGAAGTGGCACAGGGCATGATCCGTCAATCCTCGGAACTGCGCACACGGCTGGACCTGCAACAGCATGCCATCAAATACGGTGCAAATTGGTACAAAGCCATCAGCGCGGAAGCCAACACCAAACACGGTTTTAATTGTCACGCCGTCATCTATGACGAAATTCACACCGCCGTGTCCCGTGATTTGTTTGAGGTGCTGCAAACGTCAACCGGTGCACGCACGCAGCCCATAGTTATGGCAATCACAACGGCAGGACATGACACGTCCACTATCTGTTGGGAATTGCATGAATATGCACGGAAGGTCAAACAGGGGGAAATCCAGGATGACACATTCCTGCCGGTGTTGTATGCTGCTGACAAAGGTGATGACTGGACCAAACCTGAAACATGGGCAAAGGCAAACCCCGGATTAGGAACCATCTGTCACCCCGAATATTTTGAACAGGAAGTGAAACGGTGTCAGAACAACCCGGCACAGGTGAACACCTTTCTGCGTTTGCACCTGAACATATGGACAGCCAGCGCAACGGCATGGATCACAGATGAACAGTTCATGAAGGGTGCCCACAGCGTGCCGGATGACAGGCTGAAATCATTGCCACTGTATGTGGGTCTTGATTTGAGCAGCACCCGTGACCTGACTGCTGTTGCCATGTTGTGGCGCGATGATGAAAGGGATTGTTTCTATCTGAAATGCCACCACTTTGTAAATGAAGAAAAGGCACAGAGCAAAGCCCTTTCCGGGGGTGTCGATTATCTGACCTTTCAACGTGCGGGGCTGGTCAGTTTGACAGCGGGAAATGTCACTGATATGGAAGCCGTCAGGGAATGGATCATGAACCTGTCCACCATTTATGACATCACTGCACTGGCATTTGACCGGTGGATGTCTCACATGGTGGTTCCCTATTTGGACGGCATCAACTGTGAACCGTTCGGGCAGGGTTATGCATCGCAGTCAGTGCCCACAAAAGAAATGGAACGGCTGATGTGTGATGGCAAAATCATCCACGATGGTCATGCTGTTTTGCGGTGGCAGTTTGGGTGTGTGAATTTGGCGCGGGATGAAGCTGAAAACATCAAGGTGACAAAGAAAAAAAACAGCGAAAGTCAAAAGGTGGACGGCGTTGTGTCATCCATCATGGCACTGGGAATTTATTTGCAGATGGCGCAGGATGTAGAACCCATGTTGGAAATTGTGACCCTGTGACACTGCACCCGGTGGGGTGTGTTGTGTGTGTTTTTTAGGGGGGGCACCGTGTGGGTGCCCCTCTGTAATTTGCACCAATGGCGAACATCCTACAACGTGCAGCAAAAATGGTCCGGGCACGGATCGGGTTGGATGATTATGCAACAGTGTTGCAGCATTCCAATCTTTACGGACCTACAAAAGCCGGCGTGAACGTAACGTCAACCACTGCCCTGACAATCTCTGCGGTGTATGCGTGTGTGTACAAAATTGCCGGCACGCTGGCACAGTTGAATTTGGACCTGATCCATGAACAGGGCAGGTCAATGGAACGTGTCAAAAATCATCCGGCGTACTATGCAACGCAGGTCAGTCCCAATCAATACTGCACCCCCTTTGATTTTTGGGAAACGATCATCAGTCACGCCGTATTGCGCGGGGCAGGTCACGCACTGATTGAACGGGGCACAGGGGGGATGGTGCAATCATTGACGGTGCTGAACCCTGACGATGTTGAACGCCGGGAAATGGACGGTGCCTATGTGTACAGGATTAAAAATGAATACACGGTCCAGCCTGATGACATGCTGGAAATTTTCAACCTGTACAAAGCCAGTCCGATCATGGTGCACCGTGACAATCTCGGACTGTCAAAAGCGGTGCAGGATTATGGTGCACAGTATTTCAGCAACGGTGGACAGATGACGGGGGTGCTGTCCAGTGACACACCGCTGCGTGCTGAACAGATGGAAGTCATACAAAAGTCATGGAACAGGTCAGCAACCACATCAGGCACCAAACTGCTGCCGTTCGGTTTCAAATACAACAGGGTGAGCATCACCCCGGATGAAGCGCAGTTCATCAGCACACGCAGGCTGCAGGCAGAGGAAGTGTGCAGAATTTTCAGTGTGCCCCCGTCCCTGATCCAGCTGGAAACACAGAGCACGTTCAACAACGTGGAACAGCAAAGCATTCAATTCACACGGCACACGCTGGGTCCGTGGGCAAAACGCATCGAACAGGAACTGAACCGGAAACTGTTGAACACCTTTGAACAGGCTGAACATCAGTTCCGGTTCCGGATGTCTGACCTGCACCGTGGTGACATGGCTGCACGTTCAGCATTTTACAGGGAAGCGACACAGTCAGGATGGATGACAATAAATGAAGTCAGACAGAATGAAAACATGAACCCCATTGATGGGGGTGATGTCGCCACGGTCCAGGTGAATCAGGTTTCATTGAAACACTTTGACCAGTACAGCAAAACAATCAGCGAACCAACAACGCAGAAAAATGAAGGAAGTACAACAGAAACAAATCCGGAAGGCATACGGTGATCACGTGGAAGTCCGCACAGCGGAAGTGCGTGCAGGTGAATCCGATGATTTGGTCATCGAAGGTTATGCAGCGGTGTTCGATCAGGTTGCAAACATTGGACCGTTCAGGGAAGTCATTGACCGTGGTGCATTTGATGGGCACCTGAATGATGATGTCAGACTGTTGTTGAACCATGAAGGTGCGCCAATGGCACGCACGGTCAACAACACCCTGACGTTGACCACCGATGAACATGGGCTGCATTATCGTGCGGTGCTGGTCGACACACAACAAAGCCGGGACATGCATGCCATGATTAAACGTGGCGACATTTCACAGTCATCGTTTGCATTCACCATTGAACATGAAGAAAGGCAAAGTGATGGGGTGCGCAGAGTCATGCAGGTGGGTTCTATTTTAGACGTGTCGCCGGTGACGGTGGCTGCGTATGTGACCACGGACGTGGTTGCACGCAGCAAAGGCACGGAACCGGAAGTGAAAAAAGAAACAGAACAAAAGAAAGAACCCATGAACAGGGAACTGACACTGAAAGACCTGCTGAGTCTGCGCGAAGATTACGCAGAGCAACGGCAGGCAATCAAAGATGAAGCCGTCAAGGAAGACCGGGACCTGAACAGTCAGGATGTGGTTGAACTGGAACGGCTGGCAGGTGAGGTGGAAAAGTATGACCGGCAGATTAAGGTCATGCGCGAGGACCAAAAGCTGAAAGAGTCTGCGATCCTTGCCGGGGGGAACAGCGTTTCACGCAGTGAACAACGCGAACTGAACAAAATTGGTCAGCGTTTTTCCTTGGTCCGAGGAATCCAACAGGTGTATCGTGGCAAACAGCTGACCGGACTGGAAGCTGAAATGACAGAGGAAGCAAACCGGGAAGCAGTTGCAGCCGGGTTGACCTTCCGTGGTCAGTTGTCTGTTCCTTCCAAACTGTTGACCCGTGGGGTAGGTGATGCCGGTGATTGGGGTGCCACTGACACAACCAATGACAACGGCACGCAGTTTGTTGCCACGAACGTGGGTCCAGCCATTGAAGCCCTGCGTGCACAGAATGTGTTGGAACAGGCAGGGTGCACGGTGCTGAATGGATTGTCAGGTGATTTGAAAATCCCAAAGATGTCAGCAGGTGCAACCATCGCCGAAAAGGGTGAAGGGGTTAACGGTGTCAGCTCAGGTCAGGCACTGGGACAAACACTGTTGACACCGCGCCGTGCAACGGCGTTCACGCTGGTCACTGAACAGTTGATGATGCAGGGTGGTCCTGCCGTTGAAAGTTTGGTGGTGCGTGATTTGGCTGATGCTGTTGTCCAGCAGATTGAAAATTTTGCGTTCATTGACATCCTTGATGGCATCAAGGCAAACGGTGACGCGATTGAAACGGGTCTGGGTGCAACCAGTGCCACGGTGCGTGATTTGGAACTGGCTGCATTGTCAGACGGCGTGAACCGTTCAAATGTTTCTGTGGTTGCGAATCCACGGGCACACGAAATCCTCGCAACACATGCGGACGTTGCTGCTGTGACGGCTGCGATGCTGGGTGACCAGTACATCGGGTATCCTTATTTAGTAGGGGGCAACATGCCTGATGACATTACAGCTGCCAACGAATACGGCGGGGGTCTTGTGATCTTGGGTGATTTCAGCCGTGGTGCAGTCATCGGGTATTTTGGCGGATTGGACGTGGTTATTAACCCATACACCTATGACATCAGCAATCAGGTGCGCATCTCAATTCACAGGCATTTTGATTCGGACGTGTTGCAGGCAGGTGCATTGCATGCCCGTTACAATGACGGCATCGCATAATTTTCCGGGGGGTTTTTCCATTGCGTAAAAAGGGGCACCACATCGGTGCCCCTTTTTACTTTGCAGATTATGCAGGTAACTATCAGCACACGTGAAGACCCTGACAACGTCCTGACGTTGGCAGATGTCAAAAGACATTTGAGAGTCACACACAACCTTGAAGATTCATTGATCACAACGATCAGGAATGCAGCCATTCGGTGGGTTGAACAATATTGCAACACATCACTGGGAAGGATTGAAGCATACGGGCACATGTCCCATTTCAAAACTGAGTATTTCCCGGTGGGTCCAGTGGCATCTATTGAAAAGGTGGAATATGAAACTGACAACAGTGGCACACTGTCCACGTTGAACGGATCGAACTATCACAAAGACATCAAGACAGAGCCGGCACGCATTGCATTCAGTGATGTCCCTGCCCCGTATGAATACGCACTGATGCCGGTGAAGGTCACATTTACTTTCGGGCATTCCAGTGCATCCATTCCACCAAACATCACGGCTGCCGTGCTGCTGGTTTGTGGGCACCTGTATGAAAACAGACAGGAAGAAATAACCGGAACGATCACCACACGGTTGAAATTGGGTGTTGATGCACTGCTATCAACAGAACGAATTTTGTATCAGCCATGAAAAACCCCGGCAGACTTTCGGAAGTCATCGACATCCGGCGCACGTCATTCACTTTCGATGGGTACGGGCAGCCCGTTGCAGACAGCACCACAGATTCACAGGTGTGGGCAGAGGTGATCCACCCCGGCAGCGCATCGGAATCGGTGAAGGCATCGCAGATATATCCGGAACGGTCAGTGACCTTTGTGATCCGCCACCCGAACCCCACAGATGACGCAGCTGGGGACACGTTCAATGAATCCGATGTCATAATTTATGACGGCGTTGAACACAACATCATCGGCATTGCACCCATTGGACGGCGTGACGGGCTGACGGTTTACTGCAAAAGGAAAGGAACAAACAATGTCTGACACACAGCGTTCATTGGGAAAGGTCAAAGGGCTGGAAGACCTGCAAAGGAAACTGAACAGGCTGGCACGTTATGGGACCAGCAACATGAAGGAAGTGCAGCAGGCACACAAAGCCGTTGCACAAATTGGTGTGAATGCAGTGAAGGCACAAATAGTTGACTATCCGGAAGACATCAAGGTGATTCGAGGGGATCGAAAAAACCGGGGCAAACGTGGACCATCTTACACCATCAAATCCGGGAACCTGCGCAACAGTATCGGTGTGACCCGGAACGTGGTGAATGAAATGAATGTGCTGATCGTGCCCCGTTCGGGTATGGTCGCACGGGAACGGCGTGCACCACAGGACGGGCAGCTGTTGAAACGGGACGGCTATTATGCTCACATGGTTGAAATGGGAATCAAACCACGGACGGCAAAAGGTTTCAGGGGATTCATCGGTGGACCCGGTGAACCTGTGACGGGTGCAAAAAACCGTGGATTTTTTAGCCGTGGCATTTCATCATCCATGCCGGCAATGCAGGCAGAGTTTGTGAAACAGCACCGGCGCATGTGGACCAAACAGGCAAAGTGATGGAAGCGGGAAAAGCAATTTACAGCCTGCTGTCAAACAGCACAGCGGTGGGCAACATCTGCGGTGATAGGATATATCCTGAAATCGCACAACAGACGGCACAAACCCCGTTCATCATTTACACCATCCAGTCTGCGACACCGTCAGGATCTAAGACAGGAACCAGCACACTGGATGAAGTGCAGTTTGAAATCATCACATTCAGTGAAGATTATGCGCAGGCGATGGATTTGGGCACGGCTGCACGGGGGGCACTGGACCGGGTGGGTGGTGTCATCAATGGTGTTCAGGTGCAGTCCATAGATTTCAAAACGCAGGGGGTTGATTATGATTTCACCACCAACACACACATGTTGGTGCAGGTCTATGACATGCGCATCGGGTTCACCGGTGTTGCTGGTTCATACAACCCCATCAATGTGGTTGCTACCTATGACGCGATTCAGGTAGAATTCACAGCACAGCAAAAGACAGGGGGCAGCGGTGCCATTGTGGTGCAGGGCACAACCCCTGCACGGCTTCCGTTCAGCGTTCAGGACATCAAGACATCGAGCATTTTTGATCTTGCCAGTGGTGCCACCGGCATCATCAGTGTGACGGGTACAGGCATTTATAAAATCACAGCCTGCGTGACCTTTGTTTCCGATGGCAACAACTTGGAACCCCACATCTTTGCGAAGATTGAAACACGGGAACTGGAAGCCCACGGGACGGCATACATCAAAGGGGGCAGCAGTAATGACCACAGCACTGCCGTCATCAGTCAGATTGCAGAGATCACCAACACGGAACGTGTCAGCCTGTGGGCATACGAACACACCGATGACAGCACGGGGGTTGAAATCGAACATGCCACACTGTTAATCGAAAGGATGTCCAGCACGTGACCATGAATTCAATCTGTCACGTTACTTTGCATCATGATTGATTTCATTCTGACAAATTGGGGTGAACTGCTGTTGGCATCAATGGCATTTCTGAAAGTGGTGGTGAACCTTATCCCGTCACCCACAGGGGACAAACCCCGGCAGGTCTTTGCTTACTTGGATCTGTTGGTCGATGCAATCATCAGCAACAACAGCAAAAAAGAAAAAGAGCAGTGAAATGGCAGTCATGAACGGCACACTGATTTCAGTCACTATCGGTGGCAATGCAATCAGCTTACAAACGGAATGCAGCATCAGTCTGAATGGTGAACTGCGTGACATCACGAACAAAACATCAGGTGGATGGAAACAGTCACTGATGGGTCTGCGTTCAGGCAGCATCAATTTCAGTGCACTGCATGATGAATCCAGCACGCAGGGCATGCAGCAACTGTGGACTGCATGGACAGGCAACAGCGCAATTGCAGCAGTGAAATTCACCACCGGCACAACCGGTGATTATGAATTCGATGCTGCCGGGTGGCTGACCAGTTTGGAAATGAATGCAGGCACGGAAGACAACGTGACCATTTCAGGAACCATCGAACTGGATTCTGAAATTACGTACACTGCCATCTGATGATTGAGACAATCACACTGGGTGAACGCACGTTTCACCTGCGTGCGTCTATGGGTGCGCTGCGTGCAGCAAAAAAGGAACACGGCATCAACATCACCAACATGGGTGATGATCCGCTGGATGTGGTCACATTGTGTTTTCACTTCGCACGTGCGGGGGCAAAAACGCAGGGGCAGGAACTCACCATGTCACTGGATGAATTTGAAGATTTGATAACCCCGGCAGAACTGCCCACCATATCCGCTGCCCTGCAACAGGTCATGAACGTGGACACAAAAAAAAAGCGGGGACGGTGACGGTGAGCCGTTGAACCTTGATGATTTGGTACGTGTAGGGCTGGGCTGTATAGGGTTCAGCCCTTCCGTTTTTAATGACATGGATTTTTCTGATGTCATGCTGGCTGTGGAAGGATATTCGGAACAGCTGGAACGGGCAGAACAATTGAACTGGGAACGCACCCGGTGGATGGCTGCCGTGTTACTGTCACCGCATACAAAGTCAGGCAAAGGGATGGCACCCCGTGACCTGATACGGTTCCCGTGGGATACCTTACAGCCCAAAGCAACAAAGGCAGACCACATGAAAGGTGTGGACCAGCTGATGAAGTGGGCAAAACCTAAAAAGAGCACATGAGATTATCAGAACTATTGGTGTCCATTGGACTGGAAGCCAAAGGGCTGCGCCGAATGAATCAGCAGCTGGGTGAAACGCAGCGCAATTT